GTTGGAAATGGAAGCCAGCAAGGGCCGCAATTTTGAGGAATACCAGCAAGTTTGGGAAGGGCTGTGCCGCCAAACGGTGGACGGCGCTATCTTTGCCAACGAAATGATGAAGGCCGAAGCCGAGGACAGAATCACCAAGGTGCCATATGACCCGACCAAACCCGTTCACGCGGTGTGCGACCTTGGGTGGTCGGACGCCACAGCCTGGTGGTTTATTCAATTTGTCGGTATGGAAACCAGGCTAATTCGGTACTTTGAGGATAACCAACGGACGATGACCAGCTACTTGGCCGAACTTCAAACCTTTGGGTATGTCTATGACACCATCTGGCTACCGCATGACGCGCAATCCAAAACCCTGGCCGCGGCGGGCCGGTCGATTGAGGACATTGTGCGGAACGCGGGCTACAAAACCCGCATTCTGGATCGCGTCCCCGTGGTGGATTCTATTAATGCCGCCCGAACTGTATTCCCAAACTGCTATTTTGATCGCGATAATTGTGCGGATGGATTAAACTGTTTGCGCCATTATCGCTACGACGTTGACCCTGAAACCGGCCAATTCAGCAAGCAACCGCTGCACGACCAGTATTCGCACGGCGCCGACGCATTCCGCTATATTGGATTGATGATTAAAGAGCCAACCAAAGCTAAAAAGCGGCCAGTAATGGCACAGGCTGGCGGGTGGATGGGCTGAAAGGACTAAAACATGGCATGGCAAGATACTGATATGGATGGTCGCATTGGCGACGCAATTAAATTCCTACGATTGGTTGGGGAAGCTGATTCTCAAAACCGAGCCGAAGCCCTTGGCGATTTAAAGTTTGCCGCTGGCGACCAATGGCCGGTCGAGATTCAGAACAGCCGCAACCTGGAAGCCCGCCCTTGTCTGACCATCAACAAGATCGACGCCTATGTGCGTCAGGTTACCAACCAGCAGCGCCAGCAGCGCCCCCGCATTAAGGTGCATCCGGTCAACAACGAAGGCGACCTAAAAATTGCCCAGGTGATCGAAGGCATTACCCGCCACATCGAAGTCAATTCCAACGCTGACACCGCCTACGACACCGCGTTCGAGTATGCGGTCAAGATGGGCTGGGGTTACTGGCGCATCACAACCAACTATATGTCGGAAGATTCGTTCGACCAGGAAATTTACATTGAGCCGGTCAACGACCCGTTTTCAGTCTACTTCGACCCGAACAGCGTTTCGCCTGACGGGTCGGACGCCGAGCGTTGCCTGGTCACCAGCGTAATGTCCAAGCATGATTTCCGTCTGCAATACCCTGGTGCGGATGACGGCGCGAACTTTAGCGCCAGATCGACCGGCGATTCGGACGCGGAATGGGTAACCAAAGAGGACATCCGGCTGGCCGAATATTGGTACATTGCGCGCGAAAAGGCCAAGCTGGTGTTGTTGTCTGACGGCACCAAGGTATTTGAGGATGAACTGCCGTCGGCTGAATTGTTGGATGCAGCGGGTGTCACGATTATGGACACCCGTACAACATTCCGTAAAAAGGTTAAGTGGTGCAAGCTGACTGCGATGGAAGTGCTGGAAGAACGCGAGTGGCCAGGCAAGTACATTCCGATTGTCCCGTGCTACGGCGCCCAGGTGGTGGTCGAGGGCAAGCGCAAAAAGTATGGCCTAGTGCGGTTCGCCAAAGACCCACAGCGGATGTACAACTTCTGGCGCACCAGCATGACCGAATCCATTGCCCTGGCACCGAAGCCCAAGTGGCTGCTGGCCGAAGGGCAAGATGAGGGCCACGAATCCGAATGGGCGCTGGCCAACATCAAGTCAACGCCGGTTTTGCGTTACAAGCAAAAGGACATCGAGGGCGTTCCCGCCCCTGTACCGTCGCGCATTCAGCCAGAGCCACCGCCCGAAGGCATCATGGTGGCCGCGGGCGCCATTGCTGACGATTTGAAAACCGTGCTGGGCATATTTGACCCGTCCCAAGCCCTGCCTGGCAACATTTCTGGCAAGGCATTGCAAGGCCAGCAGCAGCAAGTTGACCTGTCGAATTTTCACTTTTACGACAACATGACCCGCAGCATCAAGCACACGGGCAAAATTATTCTCGACTTGATTCCGAAAATCTACGACACCCAGCGGGTGCTGCGGATTATCGGCGTGGACGGCAAACCAGACATGGTGACCATCAACGAAGCCCAGGCGACCGGCGAAGTTATGAACAACGTCACCGTTGGCCTGTATGACGTGGTGATGGATACTGGCCCAGGCTACAACAGCAAACGCGAACAGGCTGTCGAAACCATGATGCCGCTGATGGCCGACCCGCAAGTATTCCAGGCTGCGGGCGATTTGCTGTTCCGCAACATGGATTTCCCTGGCGCTGACGTGATTGCCGACCGCCTAGCGGCCATGAATCCGCTGGCGCAGATTGACGACAAATCGGACGTGCCGCCGCAGTTCCAAATGAAGCTAATGCAAGCCGAAAAAGCAGTTTCCGATATGCAACAGCAAATGATTGCTATGCAGTTGGAAATTAACAACCGTGGCCAAGTGGCCGCTATCCGCGAGGATGGCCAAAACCGTCGCAAACTGATGGACGTTATCAGCCGCGCCTACAATACGGACACAATCAACGAAGCCAAGGTTAATCAGACCAACATGAAGGGCGTGACCGACCAGAATAAGATGGAACTGGACGCCTTGGTGAAGCTGGTGCTAGGTGGATTGCCGGTCGGTGCGTTGGCCGCTGAGATTGAGCGTCGCAACCAGGAACAAAAGGAAGCCGCGGCGTTTGCGGAAATGGAAGTTAATTCGACCCAAAACCCATTTATTCAGGCCGGTCAGGAATTGATGGCCCAGCCGATGGGTGGCCAGCCGATGCAGCCGCCAATGCAGCAACCGCAGCCACCAGAAATGCAAGGCCAACCAATGTTGCAGCCTGGGATGATGTGATTGACACAATAAGTATTCGGGTTGACAATAACCCAAACCTACCGATGGGTTTTCATCGGGTTAATTCGTAGGGGCAACCTATGTCGGAATTGCAAGAACGTCTGGCGGCGAATATCGTCACCAGTGATAATTTAGCGGAATTCACGGCCCAAAAACTTGGTTTAGTTGACACGCCAGCAAACGAGGCGGCAAGCGATGACGCAAACAGCGCCGCAGCCGAGCCGGATGACCAGGCAGATCAAAGTGAACAGGACAGGGAGGCGGACGACGCGACAGCAACAGAGGAACCGAAGGAAAAGAAGCCGAATCCTAAGTTAGAGCGTCGGTTTTCAGAGATTACCAAGCAACGTGAAGCAGCCCGCGAAGAAGCGCGGCGAGAGCGCGAAGCCAGGGAAGCGATGGAAACCAGGCTGAAGGAACTGGAAGCTAAGGTCAATCCGCAACCGGCGCAAGCCGACCAGGATGAAATTGGCGAGGAACCGAAGCCAGAACAGTTCAGCGATATGTACGAATACGCGAAAGCGTTGGCCGAATATACCGCTGACAAAAAACTGATGGAACGGGACAGGGAAGAAAAGGCCCGCAAGGCCGCGGTTGAACAGGAAGCGAAGTTTCAAGCCTGGGCCGACCGCGTGAACGCAGCTAAAAACGAACTGCCCGACTTTGATGATATGGTGCAAAGCAGCGATGTGCGGGTGTCTGATCCAGTACGCGATGCCATCATCGAATCAGAGCATGGCCCAAAAATTTTGTATTACTTGGCCGAAAACACCGAGTTTGCAAAGAAATTGGGCGATATGTCAGTTGTTTCTGCCGTTCGAGCCATTGGCAAGATCGAAGCCCGTTTCGACAAGGATTCAAGCACTGAACCGAACGTGAAGCCTGTTGTTGGGAAGTCAAAAGCGCCAGCGCCGATTAATCCGCTGCGCGGTGCGGTCAACACGGTTGACGCGAACGTGGATGCCGATGGCAATTTCCACGGTACGTTTCAGCAATGGAAAGCCGCCCGCATGGCCAGGAAAATCCGCTGACAACTAACCTTTTTTTAAGGAAACTGAAATGTCCAATAATCTGCTAACCATTAGCAAGATCACCAACGAAGCGTTGATGGTCTTGGAAAACGAACTGACTTTTACGTCTGAAGTAAACCGCGAATATGACGACCAATTTGCCGTCGTAGGCGCAAAGATCGGTAACACCCTGAACGTCCGTCGTCCTGGTCGTTTCATCGGTACTACCGGCCCAGCCCTGAACGTTGAAGATTTCAACGAAACCAGCGTCCCTGTGACCCTTTCGACCCAGTTCCACGTCGATACCCAGTTCACAACCCAAGACCTGGCACTTTCGCTTGATATGTTCAGCGACCGCGTACTGAAGCCCGCTATCGCTGCAATCGCTAACAAGATTGACTTTGACGGTCTGACAATGGCGAAAAACAACACCGCCAACATCGTTGGCACTGCTGGCGTTCCCCCGACTGGTCTGATTACCTATCTGACCGCCCAAGCGTATCTGGATTCGGAAGGCGCACCACGCGATGGCCGTCGTTCTTGCATTATTGAGCCGTTCACTAGCGCAACCATCGTTGACAGCCTGAAAGGTCTGTTTAACCCACAATCGACTGTCAGTTCCCAGTATCAAAAGGGTCTGATGGGTCGTGATTCGGGCGGCATGAACTGGAAAATGGATCAGAACGTTATTTCGCAAACGTTCGGTGCATGGACTACGACCGCTGGTACTCTGACCGCTAACACCCAAAGCATCGGTATTTCGACCGGTTGGGCATCGTCATCGACGATCACCCTGACCCACAGCGCCGGTCTGACACTGCGCCAGGGCGACGTGATTCAGATTGCAAACGTGTTTGCGGTCAACCCACAGAGCCGTCAAGCGTATGGTTCGAACAAAGCCCGTAACTTCGTGGTTCAATCCACTGTTACCGGTTCCGGTTCGTCCACAATGCAAGTGACCGTGGTTCCGGCCATCATCACTGGCGGTCAGTTCCAAAACGTCACCATTCCGACCACTTCCGCAACTGCAACGGTCACCCCGTTCAGCATCGGCACGTCGGCAACCGGCACTGTCAGCGCACAAAACATCGTGATGCACCGCAACGCATTCACGCTGGCAACCGCTGACTTGGAACTGCCTGACGGTGTGCATTTTGCTGGCCGTGCGTCCGATAAAGAGCTGGGTCTGTCGATTCGTGTTGTTCGTCAGTACACGATCAACAACGACAGCATCCCGACCCGTCTGGACGTGCTGTACGGCTGGGCGCCGCTGTACCAGGAACTCGCTTGCCGTGTCGCGGCCTAACCATCAACATTGAAAGGAAACTGACATGAGCAATCCAGGCCCAGCATCTACCCAAACCGCGCATCCGTCGAACCTGGCCACTAATCAGGCATTGCGCCTGTTGGCCAGCGCCCAGGGTGTAAACCTTAACTCCGTGGCTGATACGGTCGCCAATATCATCAATCGTATTGGCAACATTAGCGTTCAAAGCATTATTGTTGCAAACGCAAGCGTTGACCTGACCACGGCACAACTGGCTGTTTACACTGGCCCAGGCGCAACCGGCACAGCAATTAAGTCTGCCTATGCACTGACCGGCAATTCAGCCAGCGACAAAGTGGTTATTACCGCTGCAACTGACACTGACGCAATTACTGTGGATCAACTCTACATTCGTTGCACTACTGTTCAAGGCGCCGCGGCTACCGCCGACGTGTTCATTTATGGTTACGACCTGACATTCCTTTCCTAAACGGGAATGGAATAATGAACTGGGAAAGCCGCCCCCCAAAGGGGTGGCTTTTTCGCATTGAAAGCCTATAATTTCGCAAGAAAGGGGAACTTATGCTGCCTAATTTTAGACCCAACGGGCCGACGTACCGGATTACGGTGCCGTCATCCGCGTCGACCGCCCTGCAAATCAACCCCAACACTAACGTTGAAAACAACTTTGTTGCTCTGATTAACACCGGCAGTGCGTCGGTTGTTGTTAGTTTGGGGACAACTTCAGGCACAACCGCTGTACCTGCAATACCGACAACCGGCAATTCAACGCCTGGCATTATCCTGCCGCCCAATATGATTTATCCAATTGTTGTCCCAGCACCGCGCAATTCATTTTTTATTTCTATTATTGGAACGGCAGCAAATGGGGAGTGCTATGTAACACCTTTGGCCGCGGGGTAAACCATGACCAACCAGGTCGCCAGCAAGCAAACGACAAACATCGTACCGGTTCAGGGGGTTTTTGATCCTGAACCGACGTTTGCTATTCAGTATTTTGTCGGCCCCGCTGGAACACCGTTTTTTGCGCCAATTAGTCCAATTCAGTCGGGTTTGACTATCACCAATTCGACGATTGATTCGTCGGTTATTGGTGGAAATGTACCGGCTGCGGCGACGTTTACTAACGTCAACATGACCACCGGCAGCATTACAACGCTGCCAACCGCCAACACCGACATTGCCAACAAGCAATATGTTGATTCGGTTGCCCAGGGACTAAATATCAAGGCCGCTTGTGCATACAGCACGACCGCAAGCATTACATTGTCGGGATTGGCAACCCAAGCTGGTGGCGATTGGCCATCAACGTTGACCGCAGGTGATCGAATCCTGGTTAAAAACCAAGGGTCATCACAATTTAACGGCATTTATGTTGCGTCGGCCAGCACTTGGGCGCGGGCCGCAGATATGAATGCCTGGGCCGAGGTGCCAAGCGCATTCACGTTTGTGCAGCAAGGCACAACTTTGGCCGATACCGGCTGGGTTTGCACATCCGATCCTGGCGGCACGATTGATGTGACCCCAATTACCTGGACGCAGTTTTCTGGCGCTGGATCGTATCTTGCGGGCAATGGCTTACAACTAAGCGGCAATATATTTTCGGTACTGGCCAATGGCACGACGATTAATGTGTCGTCGTCAGGTATCAAACTGTCTGACAGTTATCCTGGCCAATCCACCATTGTCACGGTCGGGACACTGACCGCGGGAATCTGGAATGCCAACACCATTGGCGCGGCTTATGGTGGCACTGGCTTGTCAAGCTATACGACCGGTGATCTGATCGTCGCGTCAGCATCGACTACCCTGACGCAGCTTTCCGATGTGGCTACGGGCAATGTATTGCTGTCGGGCGGGGTTGGCGTAGCACCGTCTTACGGAAAAGTCGGGCTGACTACTCATGTTTCGGGCATTTTGCCGATTGCCAATGGCGGGACAAACAATAACGCGACCGCGACTGCCGGTGCTGTCGCGTATGGCACTGGCACTGCCTACGCATTTAATTCGGCTGGGTTAGCTGGTCAATATTTGCAATCGACCGGATCAGGCGCACCCACTTGGACAACGATTTCGAACAGCGGCATCGGATCGCCGGGCTATTTTGGGTCGTTTTTCGATTTGGGTGCTAACCAAACCGCAGCCAATACGACAACCGCCTATGTGATGCGGATTAACACTACCGTTGAAAGTAACGGCATTTCGTTAGCCAGCAACGGTACTTATCTGTCGCGCATGACGGTTGCTAACGGCGGGGTGTACAGTTTCATTCCATCAATTCAA